CCCTGGTGGCACTGGCGGTGGCGGAAGGGGTGGTAGGAGGGGTACTAGTCCCTATTCACCAGACCCAGGATCAACTAATACTGGTGGTGGCGGTGGTGGCGGTGCTGACACGGGGAACAATGGTGCGAATGGTGGATCGGGCATTGTAATCATTAGATACTAAGGTTAAACATGGCTCACTTTGCTGAATTAGATAATCAAAATACAGTCTTAAGAGTGCTTGTCATAGCTAACGCAGACACTTCTGACGAAAACGGTAATGAGCAAGAAGAAATCGGAATTGCTTTTTGCCAAAGATTGTTTGGTGGCAACTGGAAACAAACCTCTTATAACGGGAAAATACGAAAAAACTACGCAGGCATTGGTTACACCTACGACTCAGTACGGGACGCTTTTATTCCACCACAGCCTTTTGCCAGTTGGGTGCTAAACGCTGGTTCTTGCCTTTGGGAGGCGCCTACACCTATGCCCACGGACGGAAAGATGTATAGCTGGGATGAAGCAACAACCTCTTGGGTCGAGCAAAGCTAGATGCAAATACCGATCCTCTCAGGCATTTACACGGATTTGCTAGCGAATATTCGAACTGCATACCCTGTAAATCTTATCCCTACACCGAAAGGCTCTGGGATAAGTAACGAATACTTGAGACCAGCGGATGGCATTGTTCAGTACGGCACTGGGCCTGGACCTGATCGTGGTGGAATCCTTTGGAATGGCGTGTTGTATCGCGTCATGGGAACAAAACTTGTTTCCATTGCGGCAGACGGTACGGTTGTAGAGCATGGCATTGTTGGAGGCCCAACGGACGAATATGTCACGATGGATTACAGTTTTGATCGCTTAGCCATTGTTTCAGGCAAGAAGCTTTACTACTTTAGTCCTGGATCTCTTGTACAGGTAACCGACCCTGATCTTGGGCAGGTGCTCGATATGATTTGGATTGATGGGTACTTTATGACAACAGACGGTCAAAGTCTGATTGTTACTGAGCTCAGCGATCCACTAGCGGTAAACCCGCTTAAGTATGGAAGCTCTGAAGTAGATCCTGACCCTGTCATTGCTCTACTAAAACTCAGAGATGAAGCTTACGCACTAAACAGATACACGATTGAGGTATTCGACAATGTGGGCGGTCAGTTTTTCCCTTTTGCTCGCATTGATGGCGCACAGATTGAAAAGGGCTGTATCGGAACATTTGCTTGCTGCGTATTTAATTCTCAGATTGCTTTTCTAGGCTCTGGCAGGAATGAAGCTCCTGGTATCTACCTTGGTGCAAACGCGACAACTCAAAAGATAAGCTCTCAAGAGATCGACCTTTTGCTTTTGAACTATACAGAAGCAGAGTTAAGCAATGTCAAACTAGAGGCTCGAAATGATAAAGCGCATAAACACCTCTACGTACATCTTCCCGATAGAACCATTGTCTTCGACGGGCAGGCGTCGACAGAACTTCAAACCCTCGTATGGTTTACCCTCACAAGCTCCACGCAAGGATTTCAAAAGTATCTTGCAAGAAATTTCGTCTGGGCGTACAACAACTGGACGGTAGGCCATCCAGATAACGGGTCGCTAGGCTATGCCACGCAGCTTGTAGGGACGCAATGGGGGCAGAAAGTTCGTTGGGAGTTCTCAACGATCATCGTCTACAACGAATCTCGCGGTGCTGTCTTTCACCAAATGGAATTGGTATCTGTCACTGGAAGGGTTGCGGTTGGGACCAGTCCTCAGATCTCTACGTCTTACTCGAAAGATGGACTGACTTGGAGCCAGCCTCGGTTTGTGAATGTAGGCTCTACAGGCGCGACTGAAAAGCGCATCGTCTGGTTCCAGATGGGCAATATGAGAAACTGGCGCATACAGCGCTTTGAAGGCGACTCAGACGCACACATATCTGTTGCGAGGCTAGAGGCTCAGATAGAGCCACTAGCGGCATAATGTCCACATCTAAGCGTCTTGGTTTGACGCGAGATCAACTAAAAGCATTCCTTGGCGATCACGAGCAGATTAAACAGTTTGAGAAACTGTTTACGACTGTAGACGCTATTGCGCCGGACGTTGTTGAAACGATCAATATAGCTGCTGGTGCTGCTGAAGCAAAAGCGGTGCAAGCGTTAGATTTGATTGCGTCTTTACAGTCTGAGATACAAGGTCTGCAATCAACACCACCGCCGAGAGAGTTAAAGCGCAATCGATACGGTCAGTTTCTTGATACGACAACGCAAGTTGCAGCTTTAGCTAATACCGCTCAGGCTATTACGTTTAACACCACAGACTTGAGCTATGGTGTTTATCTACAGTCAGGAAACACCAAAGTCACGGTTGATACGGAAGGTATTTACAACTTTCAGTTCTCAGTTCAACTCGACAAGACATCTGGTGGGGTTGCTAGCTTTTGGATATGGCCAAGGTTAAATGGAACTGATGTACCAAACTCGGCAAGTCAGATTAGGATTCAGGGCAACAACGCAGAGATTTTTAGCGCGGCTAACTTCTTCTTTGACTTAAAAGCTAACGATTATGTGGAGTTTATGTTTGCTGTGTCTGACGTTAGTGTGGAACTTGCATACTTCCCATCCACCGGATTCCACCCAGCAATACCAAGTATTATCCTCACGGTTTCAAACAATATTCGAGGCCCATTATGACTGTTACTGTAAAGACGCTAGTGCCTCCGCTACAATTGCAAGCGAGCCAGACATCCCAATACACCGCTGTTGCCTGTAAAGCAATCATTGACAAGGCTACCGTAACGAACACGGATACTGTTAACCGGTCGTTTTCTTTGAACCTTGTACAGCCAACGGGCACAGCAACCAACGCAAACTTAGTCATTGATGACAGGATTGTTGTCCCAGGTGAGACTTACTTATGTCCTGAGATCGTCGGTGCTGAATTGGATACAGGTGCTTTTATATCAACCATTGCAAGTGCTGCAAGTGCGCTTACGTTTCGGGTCTCTGGGAGGGAAATAACATGATGGACGCAAAGATGCCGGTTTTTATGCTCTCAGGCATTCCTGATGAAGAGTTCATCACTACTGCCGAGAACAAAGAAAACACGCAAATGGTTATTGAGGACTGGATGCTTGGCCCTGCTGAGCCATCTAATGAGCGTGGTGCGAATAAGCCTTACTGGAGCAGTCTTGCAAAAGCTATGCAAGTTGACGAGGCTGAGGCTCGAAGAAGGCGTTGCTCAAATTGTGAGTATTACGACAACTCAACATACACACAGGTGAAGATGGACAGAATTCCCTGGAATCAATGGGACGATAACGCAGGATTTCGAGGGTATTGCGAGAAGTTTGATTTCATTTGCCATGACTTACGGTCCTGCCAAGCGTGGGAACCAAAAGAAATGGAAGATTAAGTAAAGGTGTGAGAAAATGCTAACGCTGAGAAACGCTACCAGCGGCAAATAGGAGGTCTCAATGTTACCTTGGTTAATTGCTGGTGGTGCTGCATTATTAGGTAGTGCGCTTGGCGCAAATGCGGCGAAGTCTGCTGCTAAGTCACAGCAAGCGGCTGCTGAAGCTGGTATCGCTGAGCAGCAAAGACAATTTAATGAAGTTACAAAATTACTCGCTCCTTACGTTCAAACGGGCACAGGAGCGATTGGCGGCATTGAGTCGTTAATAGGACTTCGTGGCGCAGAGGCAGAGCAAGCTGCTATCCAACAACTGCAAGCAAGGCCTGGGTTTCAAGAGCAAATAAGACTCGGTGAAGAAGCATTGCTTCAGCAGGCAAGTGCAACAGGTGGATTAAGAGGTGGGAATATCCAGGCTGCATTAGCTCAGTTTCGTCCACAAATGCTTGCGCGGGAAATCGAGGCTCAGTACGGAAGACTAGGGGGTCTGGCATCACTAGGTCAAGCATCTGCTGCAAGACAGGCATCAAGTGCTCAATTACTTGGTCAGAACGTATCTAATCTCTACGGTCAGATTGGTGCTGCTCAAGCGGGAGGTCAACTGGCACAGGCTAGAGCATATGGTCAAGCATTGAATCTTCCGTCTCAGTTTCTTGGATACCAAATAGCTACTGGTCAGCAACCAGGATTTGGATTTGGACAGCAGGCTCCTGCACCTATAACTGATTACAGCAGCTCATTTATTCCAACTGGGCAGATGGCTACGCCATTTGGATTGCCTCCAGGAGGCGCATAGCATGGTACAACCTATTCAATACGATGTTTCTGTAGCTGATCCGTTTGCGGCTACGGTAAAAGGGTTGCAACTTGGCGCATCTGTTGTGCAGGCTGAGGAAGCTAATAGACAACTTGCGCTTCAGCGATTACAGCAAGAGCAGGCGTTGCAACAAGCTCAGATGGTACAAAGGGCTGGCGCAGCGTTAATCGCTAATCCTAACCCTACTGCAAGGGATTTTGTTAACTACGCGATGCTTCTTCCTAAAGACCAAGCTGAGTCTGTCAGGAAGAACTTTGAAACGTTAGAAAAAGCCAACCAAGACAGAGAGATTCAGTTTACGTCTCAGTTATTTTCTGCACTGCAAGCAAAACAACCGGATGTAGCAAAGAGTTTGCTTGAGACTAGGATCGAGGCTGAGCGCAACGCAGGAAGGCCAGATTTGGCAAAGGCATCAGAGACGATGCTTGGCATTGTCAATGCTAATCCTGACGCAGGATTTAAGTTTGTTGGAACCATGCTGGCTACGCTTCCTGGCGGTGACAAAGCTATAGAGACAGCGATCAAACTTAATCGCGCACCAGTTGACCTAGCAAAAGCAGAGGCTGAACTTGATTCAGCAAAAGCAAAAGCAGAGAAAGATGGTGTTGATGCGTTATATGCTGAACCTGTCGCTAGACAGAAATTAAACAAGGAAACCGCAGAAGCATTGACCGCTACATCTGATGCTAAGTTTAGAGACCGAGTAAATCAACTTGGCTTAGACCAAAAGAATTGGGATATTAAGAACTTACAGAGCCAAATTAGAGATAGAGCTAACAAAGCAAGGCTTGACGAAATGAACGTTAACTCTCAGGTTCTTGAGAGGCTAGCGAACATTCAAGATAAGGCTACAAGCATCCATGTTGGATTACAGCCAGACATGAACAAAGCGTTTGCTGCTTCTGCTACTGCAAAGGAACAGGCAAAACAATACAATAGCTTATCATCGCGCATTACAGATATTGGAAATGCTTGGGGATCTCTTGGTTCATTCAGTGAGTGGATCAAAAAATCTATGGGTAGCCAGAATGCGGTATCTGAACTAAGGCAAGAATACACAAGGCTTAGAAACTCAGCGGCTATTTCAGCGTTACCACCTGGGCCAGCAACAGATAAAGATATTGCACTTGCAATGTCAGGATTCCCAACAGAGACCGGCGATCCTCAAATTATTGCTAGGTTCCTACGTGGCATGGCAAAGATGAAGGATATTGAATCATCTGTTGAAAATGCTCGCGGCGAATGGATGGCTAACAATAAAGGGCTTTTGAATCGAGCTAATAAGGCTTTTACAGCTGGCGACTTTGCTGTTAACGCTGGTGAGACTTTCCCTGATCTTACAAGTCGCATTGCAGATACCGTTTCAAAGCGGTACATATCGCCAACTGAACAACAACAAGCCACTACAGAAACATTGCTAAGACAAATTCCTGGCAATGCACCGAGGGTGGCTGCTCCAGTAGTTCCTGATATTGTTAAGGAAGCAGAAAAAATCATCGGGAAACAGTAATGGCTACTTCCTTGGATTTTGCTCGATGGATTGTTGAAAATGCGGACAAAAAAGGTACGCCAGAATTTGCAACTGTTGCCAAAGCATTTGAAATATCCAAACAAGCAGAATACGGAACCGTTGCGCCAATAGCACCACCTCCTCCTACGCCTACACAGCAGATAATTGGTGCTGGCGAGGCTGCGCTGACTACAGGCACTGCTGCATTGGCTGGGCCAATCGGCGGGTTTGTTGGTGGCGCGATTGGCGTTGCTAAAAACATCCTAGATGGTAGATTCCAGACTCCAGACGCTCAACGTCTTGTCGAGGAATCGGTTGCCAAGGGTGCTCAAGCTGTTACCTACCAACCAAGAACACAAGCTGGTCAGGAAGCTGTCCAGACGGTTGTTGAAACCGTAGAGGCTGCGAAGATTCCTCCGTTTGTTCCTATTGCTGGACCTGCTGGAACTGCTAGGCCTGCTGTGCAAGCCACAAGAACGGCTGCTGGGGCGATAGCGCAACCAGTAAGAGAAGCGGTTGTCACCGCGGTTGAGTCGATCAAAGAACCTCGAAGAACGGCTGGAAGTGTTGGTGCTGCTGCAACAGAATTAGGTACTTTGAGACAGGCGCGAGCAGAAGAACTTCCTGTTCCTATTGCGCTAACGAAAGGCCAGCGTGACAGGACTTTCGAACAACAACGATTCGAGCAAGAAGTCGCAAAGAATCCAGAGTTAGGTGCTCCGATACGAGAGCGTCTTATGGATCAGCAAAGGCAAGTATCGCAAAACTTAGATGCTTTCGTTGACGCAACGGGTGCTGAGACGCGAGACTTGAGAACGGCTGGAACTTTAGTTGTAGAGGCTTTACGCGGCGAATTAGCACGAGATAAGACTAAAGTACGGACGTTATACAAGGCTGCTGAGAACGCAGGCGAAACGCAAACACCTGTTAACCTTGCACCGCTGGCAGACTATCTCAACAACAATAGAGCTGGTAGGACTTCTGCGCCTATCCTGAATACGATTGCAAACGAACTTGAAGTTCGTAACGTAGGCACTGGGAGTCTTGCAGACGGTACGCTTACCGCTGGAGAAGCAACACTTAAGACAGTGGAAGAACTGCGTAAGTCGGTTAACAAATTCGTTAAGTCTAATGATCCTAATGACGTTCGAGTAGGCATTGAGATCAAAGACGTTATTGACGGGATAACAGAGAATGCTGGCGGTGAACTGTATCAGCGAGCAAGAAGAGAAAGACAGAATCTTGCTAACCGATTCGAGAATGTCGCGCTAGTGTCAAACTTAATTAACACCAAGCGCAACAGTAACGACAGGATCATTGCTTACGAAGATGTAATCAGGAAAGCTGTGCTTGAGCCTTCGACATCACTTGATAGCACCAAACATTTATTCGGTCTGCTAAAGAAGTCTCCAGAGGGAAGGCAAGCGGTAAAAGAAATTCAGGGTGCTGTTCTGCAAGCGATTCGAGATGACGCATACAAGAACGTCACGACGAATGAGCGAGGCGATAGGCTTATATCTCCAGCAGCATTTAACAGGACTGTCCAGAACCTAGACAAGTCTGGGAAGCTCGATTACGTCTTTGGCAAGAAAGGCGCAGAGCAGGTTCGTACATTAAACGATGTTGTTTCTGTGTTATTTACTGCTCCACCAGGAACAGTAAACACCTCGAATACAGCATCGGTACTTTTAACCGCACTCGATACGATGACAACCTATGGAACCACAGGGATTCCTGTACCAGCTGTACAGGCTCTTCGAGCGGCTGCGAAACAAATTAAAGATCGCAAGGTCAGAAAGCAAGTCGAAGACGCACTTCGAAAGGGATAGCATGAGCGCATTATCGGTTACACCTTCATACCCAACTTTCAACGATCTTAATGGCGATCCGTTGGATGCTGGGTATATCTGGATTGGTACGGCTGGCTTAGCTGCTCAGACTAATCCGATTGCTACTTACTGGGATGCTGCGCTGACTGAGCCTGCTGTGCAACCTATTCGGACGATTGGTGGATATCCTTCAAAATCTGGTTCTCCGGCAATGGTCTATGTGAACTCTGATTACTCAATCATGGTTCAAGACTCGAAGTTCAATCTGATTTACTCAGCACCTAACGCCACTGAGCGTGTATCGCTAAGCGTTATATCTGGCTCTATTCCGTCATCGTCGATTACCTATACGCCAGCAGGAACGGGAGCGGTCACAACAACCGTTCAGGCCAAACTACGTCAGATCATTTCGGTCAAAGACTTTGGCGCAACCGGTAATGGAAGCACAGACGATACCTTAGCCATTCAAAAGACGATTGATTATTTATCCTCGATTGGTGGCGGTACTGCTCAGTTTCCTACGGGAACCTATAAGATTTCCGCTAAGCTAACGATTTCGTCTAACTCCATTTTCCTTTCTGGCGATGGCAGGCAATCAAGCGTTATTGCTCCGGTTGCAATGGCTCAAGACTTTATTTTGTTTGATACCTGCTCGCAGGGTGGCGTGAACAACCTCGGCATCATCCCGACAGGTGCTCAGACAGGAGCAACGGCTGGCATCAGGATCAAGAACTGCCATAACGTAGTTGTCGACCAGTTTTTACTCTACGCAAACACGCGAAACGGCATCATTGTCGAAGGCGGTGGTGCGTCTTATCTCTGCACCATTTCTAACTTTGAGATTAGTAACTGTTCGCTTTCAGGGATCGAGGTAGGAGCGGGATCGTTAGCCCAAGGTGTATGGGTTCTCGATGGAATCATAGCGAGTTGTTATGACGGAATCCTTCTTAACTACGCAAGCGGCGTGTATGTCAACACGGTAGATATTATTTCGTCTGGTAACTCTGCTTTCGCAACATATCCTGGCGTTGGGCAATACGTTACAGCCGTCTTTGCTGAGGGGGTAACGGCAGATACCTCAGTAGGGCATGGCATCGCACTGATTGATAATGGCGGCAAGACAACCGATGTGAACCTTGTTAACTGCTGGGCTGCGACCAATGGTCTTAGCGGCCTTCGCTGTGCTGCTAATACAGATGGTGTGCTTGTTAGCGGGTCGAGATTTATCAATAACGATCAGCGGGGCATCCTGCTTGAGAATGGCAGGAACTACACCATTAGCGGCTGTCAGATTGGCATGAACTCAATGGATGGGTCGGCACTCTATGATGGCGTTGCTATCGGAGCAGGTGTTACCCACGTCACGATTGAAAACTGTTTCTCTGGTGGACCATTAGGACGCATTGGGGTGCTTGCATCGAACTTACAACGATACGGTGTTTGGGTTGGTGCTGGTGCTGATTACTTGGTGATCTCTGGCAACAACCTAACGGGTAACGTCACAGGTGCTTTGCTAAACAATAGCACTGCGTCGAACATCTTTATCTCAGAGAATCTCGGAGATAGTAGAAAGACCACATCGAACATTGAGACGGTTACGACAGATGCTGGTGGCGTTGGAACGATTACGCATAATCTAGGAACGACACCGAGCGCAGTTTGTGTCACCGCCGCTGACACCGCTAAGAGTCTTATGGTCGGTTTGTACAATGTTGGACCGACAACATTTTCGTTTTACACTCGCATCGTCGAAGCAGGAAACCCAGCTAATGGACAAGTTCTTGCGAGTCACCCAATTATTGTTTCTTGGATCGCAACAAAAACGTAGGAGCCTGTTATGGCAGCAGCATCAACATTTGCATTTAATCCATTAGGCCCAACGAGTCTTTTGGTTGCAAACAATCCAGCTCCGACTCCGGTGCAAGTCAAGGTTAACGACGAGCAACAAGGGTTCGGCCAATACCGCATCATTAACAATTCGACGACCGTAACGGCATTTCTAGGTGTTGGTTCTACAGCTGCACAAGCAACTGCAAGAGCTGCAACGATTGTTGCCGGTACGCCAGCTCAGACTATTGTGCTGGTCCCAGGTGCTGTTGAGGTACTAAGACTACCTAACAATGCTTACTTCACGGCTTACGCAGCAGCTGCGGCAAACATTTACATCATGCCAGGACAAGGCCTGTAATCATGGAAGTCGATCCAGTTAAATACGGTGTGCTCTGGGAGCGAGTGCAATCAATGGATAAAAAGATCGACAAACTAGAATCACAGGTTGAGCAACTTCTTGAGCTTGCCAATAAAGGCAAGGGTGGTTTCTGGATGGGTATGACAATCGCATCTTTTGTAGGTGCTGCTGCAAGCTGGATTGCAAGTCACTTTAGGCATGTTTGATATTTTGTCGGGTGGTTTGCTTGGTAGCATCTTTGGAGGCTTGTTTAGGCTTGCCCCAGAGGTGCTAAAGCTATTAGATAAGAAGAACGAACGCCAGCATGAACTAAGTATGTTCCAGTTACAGACTGATCTTGAGAAGTTAAGAGGTCAGTTCAAGGTCGAGGAGAAATACGTTGATTACTCGATTCAGCAATTGGACACGATTAAGTCTGCGTTTCAGGAGCAGTCTGAGACTGCTAAGGCTGCTGGCTGGTTTGTGGCTGGCGTATCTGCCCTGGTACGGCCTGGAATTACCTGGGCACTATTCTTTATGTATGCGACAGTTAAGGCGGCTGCGCTTGTTCTTGCGTTTCAGGGCGATGCGGCATGGCACGAAGTGATTCTCAAGGTATGGGATGACGATGACTTTGCACTCTTTATGATGTGCGTATCGTTTTACTTTGTTGGTAGGCCCATAGAGAAGTACAAGTGAATGAAGCTATTGAGCTTTCCAAAAATGTACTTATCAAACCGTTCGAGGGTTATGCTCGACGATTGCCTGACGGTGGTTGCTGCGCTTATCCTGACCCCGCTTCTGGCGGTGATCCTTGGACTATTGGTTACGGTAGCACTGGTCCCGATATTGGCAGAGAAACTATTTGGACTAAAGATCAGGCTGAGAAGGCTTTACAGGCCCATCTAGTCTATTTTGCTAATGGCTTGATACGAAGATCGCCATCGGTTGTAAAAGCTTCTCCAGCTCGCTTTGCAGCCGTTCTAAGCTGGGTCTACAACTTAGGCTTTGGCAACTACCATATCTCAACGTTCAAGAGGCGTGTAGATGCTCAGGACTGGCCTGGGGCTGCTATCGAGTGCTTAAAATGGGACAAAGCAAGAGGAAGGGTTTTGCCTGGGCTCACGAGAAGAAGGCAAGCAGAGGCGTTAATGCTTGACCCTGCTGTCAAACTCAAATAGTATGACTTATCAACTCCCCGTGTTTAACCCGCGCCATGCGGGTTTTTTTTCGTCAGAAAGGGATGTCATCTTCAAAGTCGGTCATATCTCGACCAGATGCTTTCGCATAAGCCTTGGCCGAGGTCGAAGAATCTTCATCGCGCTTACCTAGCATTGTCAGTCTGCCGACAATAACTTCGGTGGTGTACTGGTCAATACCATCTTTAGACCACTTACGAGTTCTCAAAGAGCCCTCGATAAAGACTTGAGAGCCCTTCTTAAGGTATTTACCAGCCACTTCTGCAGCTGAGTTGAAAGCAGAGCAACGATGCCACTCGGTATGCTCTGTGCCATCTTTACCCTTTTGTGAGGTTGCTAGACTAAAGTTGCATATAGGCGTTTCTGTCTTCGCAAACGATGGGTCATTGCCAAGCCTGCCAAGCAAAAACACTTTATTGACACTACTCATGATTTCTCCGTTTATTGATAACGTCTAACTGCATATCAACCTCTGATAAAAACCGCTTTACTTCAGACTCAATTTTCTCGATCTCTTCTTTGGCTGGCTCAAACCGGATAACCAGAAGCATCATGTCCTCTGGCATACGATTATCGAAACTAACGAAATCGCACCACTTGCGCTGCGTACAAGCTAGCTGTGCAAGCATCTGCGCTTGGTACTTACCTGGAATTTTCTGATCGCACCAATACTGAATGTGCTGCTGAGAGTTCGGGCATTTAATCTCGATAAGTCCATCATCCCCGATAAGGCCATCAGGAGAGGCTCCAAACCACTTTATAGACGGGTGTTGAACGAAACCACATTCTTCAACGTCAACGCCTCTATAAGCCTCATAGACCGATCTAGCAACGGGTTCTAAGTCAATACCGCGCTGCATAGCAGACGAAACAAAAGCATCCTCAGTAGGCGCACCTACAAGACGCTCGGTGATGACTTGGATTCTGTAGTTGGCTCTGCTTGCTGCTTCGCCACTTTTGATCGTAGCCAGTACGTTAGACATCTGGCTTGCTGTGACATGGCCGAGTCTGGCCTGATACCAATCTTCCGTTCTTTGTTCCATTTTATTACCTCCAATATTTGCTAACTTCTAATATACCACGTTTGAACATTTGATCTAATGTTTTCTCATGGGCTTCGTTCCAGAGTTCTCTTCTTTCGTCTTTCGTTAAGTCTTTGCCTTGGTCGATATGTGCATGGCACTTATGGCAGAGTGCTGCAATACGCCAGTCATCAGCTTTGATGCCAGTGCCTTTCCCGTGTTTCTGTTGGTTGCTGTGCG